CTGCCGCTCCATACTGGACAACTGCTGGCAGAACACCAACAACAATCTTAAGCGCTGCTCCTGCTATCAATGCACCTGTTGCCGCCAGAACAATCGCTGCTCCAAAAGCGATAAAACCAACTGCTCCAACGGTAAGTGCCGGCGCCAGAACCGCTGCTCCTGCTGCAAGCAAGGCAACCGCTGCTACCATGCCGACCATCACACCAATTGCCACCGGTCCGGCAGATGCCAGATTCGTTGCTGCTGTTGTAAGCAATAACATCCCTGCACCTGCCAGAACAACTGCTGCACCAAAGGCTATGAATCCGGCTGCCCCTGCAGTCAAAGTCGGTGCAACTTCTTTCGCAACGACCAGCAGCCCGCCGATTGCAACAACCATTCCAAGCATGACACCTGCAGCTAAAGGACCAGCTTTTGCAAGATTGATCGCAGACAGCGTAAGCAACGCAAATCCGGCTGCAACCAGTGCGATTCCGGCTCCCATTTTCAGGAATGCCGTAGCAGACTGAACAAGGCTTCCGAAAGACTCCTTGCTTGCCGTTCCTACAGCTTTCTCTCCTGCCGCAACACCGAATAACTTACCAGCTAATGCCGCAATTCCCTTTCCGCCTATTTTCAAAAGCGCACTCGCAAATGTAGTGACTCCCGGAACAAGCGATTGAATGATTTTAAATCCTTTTATTGCCAAAAGAAGCTTCAGGATCTTTGGCGCTGCAGAAGCTATTTCATCTGAGTGATCCGCTACAATCTGTGCAAAATGCGCAATCGCATCTGATATGCCACTTACCACACTTGTAAATGTATCCAGACTGCTCTTCTTCTGTGCCAGTCCACCAAAAGATTTTCCAACAGCCGACACAGCATTTATGATTGCTTTTCTGGCTTTGGAAGTTGCATCTGAAAATGCTTTCCAGTACGGAGATACAACGGATACCGCAGATTCTACTTTCTTTGCCAGCCCGTCCGGATCTACTTTATCCAAACGTCCAATTACTTTTTCAATACCGGAAATCGCAACATCCGATGTCTTATTAAAAGTCGGCATCAGCTTTACACCAAGCGTCTCTTTCAAACCGTCCATAGCCTGTCCCGCAGTTTTGTATGACGTAGCAAGCTTGGTAAAGGACTTGTTTGTTCCGACCTTTGCTATCGCATTAAAGAAATCTTCTGTCTTAACTTTTCCGTCCTGCACATCCTGCACAAGCTGTGATGTCGTTTTCCCCATGCCTTTAGCAACAGCCGCAATACCTGCCGGCGTCTGTTCCAGCATCAATTTAAAGTCCATCCACTGGATCGTTGGCTTTGCAGCCGCCTGTGTTGCCTGCTGGCTTAATGTCTTCATTGCCTGTGTCGGATTTTCAGAAGCTGCAGCTAATCCTCCGAAACCTTTTACCAGTTTCGTACAGTTCTTTGTTCCAACGGCAGCAAGCTGGCTGTAGGTCGTTGCCATATCCGAAGCGGAATAGATTGTCTTTGTAGCAAAATCCTGTAATTCATCTCTTGTCTTCGTGATGGATTTTGTCCCTTTTCCGATCATCTGCATATTTCCGTTAAATGTCTTCCATGCCGCAGATGATTCATTTAACTCCCCTGTCACTCCGGATATTCCACTCGTTATTGCAGAGAATGCTTTCTGACCGATCCCGGTCATGATTCCAAATCCCAGACCGGACGTCAATGTACTTTTCAAACGTTCCGCACTGCTTTGCGCACTCTTGAACGCAGACGAAAATCCACGGTCGCTCGCAGACAATATCGCCTTTACTGAATAACTTTCAGCCATATTGCACCTCCTACTGTTTTTTCAGAAGCTTACCGATTCCAACAAAACGACTGTCCGTCTTATTTTTTCCGAGAACACGGTTCACTTCTTTTTCATAATCGAAGAATTTCTTAAAGTTTGCATATACCGGCCGCAGTTTGTCTTTTCCGGCTTTCTTCTTCGCCTTCGCTTTGAAGTTAAGAAATGCCTGTAAATGCAGCCGATACTCTTCATCCACTCTTCTTAGTTCAACGGATTTCATTAACAGGTTGTATTCGGGAATCGTCAGTTTATTTACTTCCTCGAAGCTTTTCATGCCCAGATAGCGAAAACAGTTTAATGCGATCTCCTTATACTTTTCTCCAAAATCTTCTAATTCTGCATCTCGGCTTCCGCCAGTTCCTTCTCCACCTGTTCCACAAGGAATTTCGTTGCTTTCTTCGTAACATTGGCTCCTAATAAAAAATCCTTCACCTTGTCAAACAGTTCATCGATATCTGTATCCGGATCTTCCACATAGCCTTCCAGAGCCGCCGGTGTGATTCGCGGATTCTGCCCCTTGTTCGCTGTGTTCAAAATCATTACAAGTGCTTCCACGTCACCACCGAGCATCTCTGCCGCATAATAATTGAATCCAACGTCCTTTTTCATGCCCGGAACTTCTTTCACCGGAACTGCGATCATTTTATTCATATCTCTTAAAAAGC